ACCTGTTAACAGTCTCAGTCAGATATCAAACAGACGACTATCCTGTAGCCCGCAAAATCCGTTTAGTACGCGACGTACCAACAGACGACTTCGCTTCAGGTTACGCCATCCGTTTCGACCAAGCAGTATTCCCAGGGCGTCTACGCATCGTATACAAAGCCCCATACAGTTCAGCCGCAACAGAAGCAACCGACATCAACACCACTTGCGGTGTACAAGAAACAGTCACAGACATCGTTGCGTTAGGCGCACAAATACGGTTAATGTCACCACGAGAAATCAAACGAAACTTCACAGAATCACAAGGCGACACACGCCGAGCAGACGAAGTAACAATGGGTTCAGTAGCGAACAGCACCACAGGTTTAATCCGTTTACGACGCGACCGTATCCAAGCAGAAGCAGCACGTCTAGCAAGAGCATACCCAACATTCTTATCTAAGGATTAAACGGTGACAACGCTTCTACGTTTCACCGATGCGTTCTACCCAGCACCAAAATTTTTTGCGGGCGGAACAACCACCCAACTAGTACCAGACATTTTCCCGCTGGCTATCAACGGCAGACCATACCTTGTTGACCAGAAAGCAGGCACATTCACCAGAGGTTTCGAACCACGTGTACGTGACTCGGTGGACCAGTCAACAAGCCCAGGTGAAGCAGCAATCAACCCTCAAGGACTATGGCGTCGAGGTGAATCATCATGGCATTTCGGTGCTGGTCAAAAATATGCGGACACAGCAGACGCACAAGACTACCGATACTATTCCAGCAAAGGTGTCAACCCGTGGACTAAAGGACAGTTGACATTACTGCAAGCAACAAAACAATCGTATTCGTCAGCGAACACAAACCTGCAAGTGGTTGTAGCAAACAACGAACTTTACATGTTGGATGGCACAGCAGTCCGCTACTCATCTGACCCGTTCGCGGCGTCACCAACATGGACATCGGTAACAGGTTTACCGTCAGGCACACCGAGAGACATCGCATCAGACGGCACAAACGTCTACCTCACATACGCTGGCACAACAAACACCCACGGGCTATGGAAAGTTAACGCCTCACACACCGCATCCAATGTCGCTTACGGTCACGAACTTTATTACGTCGACTTCGTTAAAGGACACCTCATGGTGTCAGGCAACGCCACAACAGGCGCACCCGACCTCTACTATGACCCGTCAGGGAACATCGGTGGCGACGATTACGCCCACCCGATATCCACATGGAACTGGACAAGTTTCGCATCAGGACAAAACGCAATCTACGCATCAGGCTACTCAGGTGACCGAGGCGCAATCTACAAAATCACCATCACCTCGGCAGGTGTACTCGACCAACCAGTCGTAGCACTTGACCTACCAACAGGCGAAGTACCTAAAGCCATCTACGGATACCTCGGCGGAATATTTATCGGCACAAACAAAGGCGTCCGATACTCGACACCAGACAGCGCAGGGAACCTCACAGCAGGCGCACTAATCCCAACCACAGGCGACGTTGTATCGTTCACAGCCGAAGACAAATACGTGTGGTACAACTGGTCACAATACGACAGCACATCCACAGGATTAGGCAGACTAGACCTGTCATCTTTGATAGCAACAAACACCCCAGCGCATGCCTCAGACCTCATGCACACCTCAACAGCGAACGTCCTATCGTGCGCTACTTACGATAGTAAACGGGTGTTCGCAGTATCAGGCGCAGGTGTCTATGTGGAAGACTCAGCGAACTTTGTGACACAAGGAGAAATCATCACAGGTATCTACCGTTGGGGTATCCCAGACCGCAAATTCGTAGCCAAATTCGATATCCGAACCACCCCACTATATGGCACAATCACCCCATACATCTCATCGGACGACGGCGCATACAACTCGATGACACCACACGAAACAGCGTTCGCCACAGAAGCAGTAGCGACAGGTCCACAGGGCAAATTCATTGAAGCCAAATTCAAACTAGAACTAAACCGAGGGTCAGCAACCACAGCCCCAACCCTCACCCGATGGATGGCTAGAGCGTACGCTTCCCCAGCCCGAAGCCAAGTATTCCGAGTACCTATCCTCATGCACCACAAACTACGGGTACATGACACCGAGTATTATTTTGATGTAGAATCAGAACTACAAGCACTACGGGATTTGGTAACAAACCCTATAGTGGTAAACTATCAAGAGAATTTGGAAACATATTCCGTGGTAGTAGAAGATTTAGAATTTCAGGTTGTGGACGGATTCCAGAAAAACTGGGATTTGGAAGGAACCTGTACGGTTACAATGCGTTCGGTACAAGATTAGGAGTGTAAATGGCAGCAGTCACTAGACGGTCTTATGCAGGTGCGGCTCCCGCTTGTACACTCACGAACTCAATTACCGCTGGCGACACTTCAGCACTTTTGACAGGGACTGTTACAGCGTGGAACAACACCGCTAACGGTCCGTTCTACATGGTGATTGACCCAGGTTTGGCTACTGAAGAAAAAGTTTTGGTTGGTTCACGCACAGGTTCATCGTTGTCTTCGATTACCCGTGGTGTTGATGGCACTACTGCCGCTTCGCATTCTGCTGGTGCTACTTGTTACCCAGTTTTTACTGCTGTTGACGCTGATGAGGCTAACCGTCTTGCTGCGGTGATGACCACTCGCGGCGATTTGGTGACATTGAATTCTTCTGGTGACCCTGCCCGTATTGCTATTGGTACTAATGGTTATGTGCTAACTTCTAATGGTACTGATGCTGCTTGGGCTGTTTTGCCTGCTAGTGGTGTTACTGGTGACAGCGACCAGTTGGTTATAGGTTCACAGGTATTCGCTTAATATAGGAGAGACATGGCAACATTCACTAAAAAGATTCTTTCAGGTAGCACGGATGGTAAAGCGATTAAGGTTGCTGCTACTGCTACTGCTGGTACAACGATTCATACTGGTTCGACTACGACTACGACTCTTGATGAGGTTTGGTTGTATGCGGTGAACACTTCTGCGTCGTCGGTGAAGTTGACGATTGAGTGGGGTGAGGCTACTGCACCTGATGGCAACATTGAGGTTACTGTTCAGCCTGAGGCTGGTTTGGTGACTGTAATTCCTGGTTTGTTAATCAAGGGTAATGCGACTGCGCTTGTTGTTAAGGCGTTTGCTGCGACAGCGAATGTAATTTGTATTCACGGTTTCGTTAATCAGATTACGGTTTAACTATGCCGAACAGGCGTGAACTTGGCTATGTGAGCGCAGGCTCGGTTTCTACTATTCCTGCGACTACTGGTTACGGTGTCGCTACTGGTGGCACGAGTTCAAGCATCACAGTTTCGGGTCAAAACTACACGCTGCTGACATTCACTAGTGATAGCAATCTTGTTGTTTCATCGGCTGGTTTGTTTGATGTGTTGCTTGTCGGCGGTGGCGGTGGTGCATCAGGCGCACGAGGTGCATTTTTAGACCGTGGCGGTTCGGGTGGTGGCGCAGGTGGTTTAATTCAAACAACACTTTATTTGACTGCTGCGACATACGCAGTTGATGTTGGTGCAGGTGGCACAGGTGGTGCTAATGACGCTTTTGGAACTATGGGTCTTGGCTCAAGTATTGGCACAGTTGTCACGGCACCTGGCGGTGGTATGGGTGGTCCAGGAAATGAAACTTTAGATTTTTCTGCTGCAAACGGCAACGGTTGCAAAGGCGGTTCTAATGGCGGTAGCGGTTTTAATTCAACTGCTGTAGCGACAACTATTGACAGCGTTACAGGCAAAATCGGCGGTCAAAGTAATGGCGCAGGCGCAGGCGGTGGCGGTTATTCGGCAGCAGGCGCAAACAATAGCGGTTCAAACGGTGGCGCAGGCGGTAACGGTTACGATGTAAGCACTTTTATTGGCTCTGGTTCTGCGCTTTATAAAGCAACGGGTGGCGGTGGTGGCGGTAATGGTGGTACGCCAGGCGCAGGTGGTAATTCGTCAGCAAATAGCAACGCAGGCGCAACAGGTACAGGCAATAGTGCAACAGCCAATTCAGGTTCGGGTGCTGGTGGCGGTGGTGGCACAGGTGGTGCTGGTGGTAGTGGCATTGTTTATGTCAGGTTCAAGGTCTAAATATGAGCGCACAATACTTCGCACAACTAGATGAAAACAATGTAGTAACCCATGTTGCTGTAGTACAACGAGAGTTCCTTGAAGCGAATCCGCAACGCTACACAGGTCGTTGGGTTGAAACCTTTTTTGATACGGCAGGCAAAACTTATGCTGGTATCGGGTTCACTTATGATGAAGCGACAGAAGATTTTGTTGCGCCTGTGATGCCTGATATTGAGAGTGAGGTTTAGTTATGGCTGCGAGGTTGATGGGTTATGTTTCAGCAAGCAACACACCGACAATCGTGTTGGCTGGTAACGAAATTACAGTTGATTATCTTGTTCTTGCTGGTGGTGCAGGTGGCGGATATGGCGGCGGTGGTGGTGGCGGTGCAGGCGGTTTGCGAAGCACAGTTACGGCAACTGGTGGTGGCGGTTCATTAGAATCAGCATTGTCGCTTAGAACGGCAACATTTTATTCAGTTTCAGTTGGTGGTGGCGGTGCAGGCGACACAAATAATTCTGGAACTGGAACAAACGGAACTGATTCGACCTTTAGTTCAATTACCTCAACAGGTGGCGGTGGCGGTGGAACATTTGGTTCTGGTGCAGTAACGGCTGGCGCAACGGGTGGTTCTGCTGGTGGTGGTAGTAAAGATGGTGGGGCGGGTGGCACACGAACAGCATCTCCTGTTCAGGGAAACAATGGTGGTACTTCAACTGGTGGTGCTTCTTATGGTGCTGGTGGTGGTGGCGGTGCTGGCGGTGCTGGTGGTTCAGGTTTGGTTAGCGAAGTCGGTGGTGCGGGTGGCGCAGGTTCAGCATCAAGCATTACGGGCAGTTCTGTAACTCGTGGCGGTGGCGGTGGTGGTGGCACAAATGCTGGAACTGCTGGTGCTGCTGGTTCGGGTGGTGGTGGTGCTGGTTCTGGAACGACAACTGGTGGGAACGGCACAGCAAATCTTGGTGGTGGTGCTGGTGGCGGTTTTTATCCAACTGGAAGTGGCGGTGCTGGTGGTTCAGGGGTAGTTATTTTGCGATATCTCACAAGCGCAGGAACTATCGCTATTGGTGCAGGTTTAACAGGTAGCACAGCAGTTGATGGTTCATACACAGTTGCAACAATTACAGCGGGTTCAGGGAATGTGGGTTGGGTGTAATGGCACACTACGCATTTATCGGATATAACAACAAAGTTGTCAAAGTTATTGTCGGCGTTGATGAAACGGTTACGCAAACAGATTTAGACGGCACAGTTGTTGGTGGTTCTTCTGAAGCGTGGGAACAGTTTTATCAAAACCAACCACAGCATTTAGGTTTGTTGTGCAAACGCACTTCATACAACGGCAACATTCGTGGCACATACGCTGGCATCGGTTACACCTATGACGCTGTGAACGATGTGTTCGTAGCCCCACCAGCCCCAGAACCAGAAGCCGAATCGTAATGTGGGCAGGCATTTAACACGCTGGCTAATACCGTTACCAGCAATCCTGTTCGCAGTATTCCCAAATCAAGCCAACGCAGAACCAACACCAGGACTCGAAACCACCTACTACACCATTGACGTAATCCCACCCGTCAAATCCGATACCGAATACCCTGTCTGCGGAACCGAGACAGAGAACAACATCAACCGTTCTTACGACGGCGAACTATTCGAGGACTGCACTTATGACTTGTTCATGGTCCACATGACAGGCTTCATCGAAATCCCTGAACACGACACCATCGAGTTCATGCTCGCATCAGATGACGGTGGCACAATCAAAATCGGTTCAGACGAATGGGGTAACTGGTATGACCAGGGTTGCACATGGATGATGTCAGGTCCACTACAACTGGATGCAGGTAGTCAACCGTTAGACCTGTGGATGTACGAGAACGGCGGTGCAGCCTGTCTAATGCTCGCATGGAACATTGATAATGCTGGCTGGTTTATCGTGCCAGACGAAGCGTTCACTCAGCAAGCCGTAGCGACCACTACAACCGTATCTTCAACAACCACTTCAACAACCACAACCGAACCTTCCACGACAACGACTTCATCTACAACAACCCTTCCCATATCAACGACCACAACCACAGAGCCAACTCAGACAAGCACAACCACATCAACTGTAGATACCACGACAACGACAACCACAACAACTTCAACGACTGTTCCCCAAACGACAACAACGACTGAACCCCCTTATACACCGCCTCAAACAACGACAACTACTCCCACCATCGAGCCTCAACCTGCGCCCACCACAACCGAACCCAAAACCACAGTTGACGAACCCGAAACCACAGAACCAGAAACATCTACAACCGTTCCTGACGAGACTCTCCCAGAACCTGTTGAGCCTGACGAGACAACCATTCCTGAGACAACCGTTCCCTATCCCGAAGTTGAGCCTGCTCCCGACGAAACAGAACAGCCAACAGACACAACAGAGCCGCAGGAATATACAACAGAAACAACACTATTAGAAGAAACGGATTCATCACCCACAACCCTACCTGAAACCGTAATCGAAATACCAGCAGATGAACCAGTCACCGACGAACAACTAGAAGAAATCCTAGACACCCTCACCGAAG